ATGCAACAGGAGTATACTGCAGACGCAAATGGACGGAACAGGAATCTACTGGAGACGAATAAAGAAGTAGCCATGGCTAATTCTACTACCTTTACAAGCAATGTTTATGCTTCTAAGCTTATTAAAGCTTTGGGGAGTTCAGTCTTTCCTGGGGCGACAATGGAAGACAACATGATAACCTGGAATGCAGACATGGATGCTCTGTCTTTTCAAGATTCTCAGGGAAATAAAGAAGATAGAATCCTTTTGAGAGAAAAGGTCAACGATCTCTGGAAAGGATACCAAGCTGCTGAGGCAGTACTTGCTGATTTTGCGCCAAGTGATACACCGAAGATGGCTGGACCTGTCGACTTCTGTGCTGACGTGACTGAGTTTTTGGATCCTGACTGTACGTCTGCTTCTGCATATCTGTTCATGGCTCCGGCTAGTCTCTACCCTCAATTGATGCGTATAGCAAAGGGTTATCGTCTCGATGATTACTATGGTGTCGCTCACACAGATGAGAAATGGGGAGAAATTCAGTACTTCGGCTTCAAAACAAGGTATCGTCTAGCTAGACACAATATGCTTAGAAAAATGGAAGCATCAGTTTCGAACAAAGGCTGGGTTAAAGGTTGTCCAGTAGTTTCTAAGAAGTTTAACATGTGTAAAAGCCATCTCTTTAACTGTGCGGGCGCTGAAGTCACCGAAGGCGCAGTAGAGTTCGATGTGTTGTGCTTTAACCAGCAGACCCTTGCGCGCTATGCCAAGGATACAGGCACCTGTGACCCTCTCTTGCTCATGGGAGACTACATGGCATTTTCTGGTTTAGTTCATGCTTGTACTCAGTGTCACACTGAGAGACGCAGAGGCGGTCAATGTCACGCGACCTATCACAAAGAACATCAAGGAAATGCTAAAGCGTTTATGATGGTGTCTAACAAGAAATCTGCTGCAACTAATGCTTGCGATGAGTCGTGTGCCGTGTTGCGTAGGGCATCAAAGCTACCCCGTTATGACCGGCTGAAGGACAACATGGATATTGCTATGAAAGTTCTGGAAGAGTCTGACATAACAAATTCTCAAGTTGCTGCCGCTATGTTACTGTCGGAATTAATTCCGGGGTCCGTATGTGACTTCTTTGACCAGGTGATAAGCGCGTTGTTGAAGGCTGAGCCGAAGAAACAAGGGTTTATATTCAGGGGCCCATATAATACCGGAAAATCAACCGTTGCTGCGGCTGTGATGAGTCTCTTGGGCGGCTCGTCCCTTAATGTTAACTCTCCTAGAGAAAGATTGTGGGTAGAGTTTGGTTTAGCCATGGATCGTTTTGCAGTATGCTTTGAAGACGTACAGGGAATTCCTTCACCTGGTGAGCCCTGTCTACCATTTGGAGAAGGGTGGTCCAACTTGGATCACTTCCGAGAATACCTTGACGGCCTATTCAAAGTCGGGCTTGAAAAGAAACATCAAAACAAGGTCACACAGAACTTCCCTCCATGGATCGCGACAACAAACAACTATATCATACCTGAGTCGGTTCTCGAGAGAGCAGTCGTCATTCCCTTCAAAAGGATGAGCTTTGATGTTCAAAAGTACATCGAGGAGTTCGATGTCGATCTTCGATTCTTGAGCAGCGGCCCCTGTCTGTTTCTGCTTTGGCTACTCGAGGACAGTGTCGATGATATCGATGACGAGCTCTTGGACCGAGCAGTTGTCTTGTCGCTCGCCGCAAAGATGATTTGGAATGCAGAAATGAGGGATTTCATAAAAGCTCCCCCTCCTGATGTCTTAACTGCAGTGTACGTTGCCGAAGATGGAGGGATTCGCTGTACTACTGGTCCTGAGAAAGAAAACACTCCTTTCACCGTCTCCAAAGTATGGCGCGCCATTGAAAAGGAAGAGGAACAGTTACCTGAAGATATACACTGGACAGACTCTGAGTCAGATTCGGTGAAATCGGTGCTGGCGACGCCGCTCCCTTTCACTCCTCCCGATCCCGGCTTGGGCTCGTCTGACGAAGAGGAGGAGGTACCACCGAGACAAATTCCCAAAAAGAGAAAGTGCCCGTTCATTGATGAAGCAGCTACCGAATGTGCAGACGACGAGCAGTCAGACTCCTCGGAGCCATACCCTGTCCCCTTCGAGAAAAAAAAAGGGCCACGGGTTTGGGTCGTTGTGAGGGAAGATGGGGCCATTGGCGATATAGAAAACGGCCCTGCCCCGCCACCTGATGAACAATCGACCAGTGGATTTACCGATGCCAGTGGGACCACCGACAAAGATGATCCTGACGTTGAAACTTCATAGGTAACTTAGTTAGAGTGTTACTATACATGTATGTTAATTTTGGCCTTTTCTGAGTATTAAAAAAAAAATGGAAAAAAAAAGTGACATGCCTACCCCTTACATGTTTTTTTTTTTTTTTGGGCCTAAGTCTCAGATTTCTTAGATAATCATTATCTGACATCTATTAAGCCTAATTAAGACCCTCCTGTAATTATTTTCTTGATTTTCGAAAAAGCCTAACTAAATTTATTCCCTTTTTTCTCATAACTAATTTTCTTTATTGTTTTTTACAGATTGAACCTGGAAAAAAGACTCAGCACACCAAGGACACCTGTGCAAACTGTTTATTTTTATGATATGACAAAGTTTCAATAAAAGGTCAAAAGGTCAAATTTGTTTTTATTTGTTCATTGTCATTGTTGCTCCTTGTGGGATGTGGGGGTTGAGTTTTGCAACTCTTGGCGGCATTACACTGCTGTGACGAGTCGTCTCCATAGAACTGGAGGAGCTGTAGTCATGACCGGGGGCAGAGGATATCCCTGAGTTGTTCAGCATTCCTTCAGGCCCTCTGGCGACCTCACCCCATGACAATGTGGCCTGTTCCACATTAGAGGTCAGGCCATTGTATCCCTGCACTTCGCTGTTCAGCATCTGTTGGAACAGATCCATCATAACAACAGGGCTTTTGACCCAGCGTTGTCTCAAGTACAACTTAAAGTAACGGGGGAGTTGGTATTGCTGGTACCAGGCGTCATCATGAGCAGTGTCTTTCTTCATCAGCTTTGATACGTAGTCAAGTGACGACAGATAGCAGAAGCCAGTAGGGCACATAACCCCAAATCCATCCTCGTCAGCCATCAGTACGACAGTAGAGTTACTGTCTCCTACGATGGCGCTGCCTGAGCCCAGCTGTTTGTTGACGTAGTATTTGGCATTATCCATCCAGGGGTTGAACTGGAAAAGCTGCCCGAACATTTGATTGTCCTGCAGCAGCGGTTGAGGCTCTATGGTGTTGTCAAACGGGGGTTTCCCGGTTGCAGCAGAGGGAAAACCCGATGCGGGTAAACCTGATGCCGCCCACTGTGAACTCTGGGGTCCGTTGTACGGCTGGGAGGCATCCATCAGGGTAACATCCTGAGGTTGTGTCTGAAAAAGGCCGGTAGACGCCTTCACCAGCTCCCAGATTTTGATTTTATCTCCAGTCGCTTGCACAGGTATTTTATTTAGAGGGATAGCAGACGTTAGCCACCTTGCTTCCATGCTGCCGCCTGGCATGTAGGAAGGTGGGCCGAGGAAAGCATCGACGATCAACTCCACTTCAGGTCCGCCGCTTACGACGTTTAGAACTTCGTATCCTCCCTTGATCCGGGGCATCCTGGTGAATCGCTTTCCTCTTTCTGGGGGCTTTGAAGGACTGGTGCCGAGCCGTCTGTAAAGTAAGAGCACCGACAAGTAATCGCTGAGGAATGTTTAAAGCCCCGCCACTTATTTCAAATCCAGCCTGATGATATCGCAAATAATCTGTTAGAACAGACAACTGGGACTCGGTTAATTCTCTTACAAATTTAAAACCTTTGTCTAGACCGGCAGGTACAGGTTTTTCTCCTACAGGGGTATACCAGCTTAAGGTGACCTCATGTGCTCTTCCATCGCTAGTGTTAACAGCGACTAACTTAGCTTTTTTCAGACGCCAATGTCTCCTTCGGTACCGGATCAGCGCGGGATGATAAGCATTAGAGACAGGTATGTCTCCCCGCTGAGGATGCTCTGAGTGCTTGCGTAAGACTACTTCAAAAGCCTGAACCCCATGACGCCACTCGTCCCTTATTCTTGTCATTTTGCCTATCCATTCTTCAGGATACTCTGCCCCTCGGAACACGGCCATACTACGACTGTGGAAAAGATCCTCGCGTCTATAGTGAACCGCGTCCTCCAAAAACTGCTCTCTCTTGTCATTGTCATCCTTTACCTTTTGGAGGTCTTTCTCAAGTTTTTTAGCCAGTCTATCATCATTTTCCCATTCACGCTCATCTAGGAGTCTGTGTGCTCTGCTTTTCCTGCGATGTTCTTCAGTAAGATGTCTTAACTGATTTTCAAGTCTTCTTTCCCTCTCTTTTGCCTTGCCTTCTTCTTTCTCTATATCTTTAAGCCATTTGTCTTGTTCAGCAGACGCCATGCTGCGCCAAGACTCAAAAGGATTCTTTCCTCCGAGAACCTGAGCATCAACTCCACCAGTATTTCGCGCATGGACATCGTTTATGACTTTCTCTGTATCTCGTTTAGACAACAACATACCATTTTTGGCGGGCAAATAGAAAGTAGTCTGAGTAGAATGCTTAATCATTTTCTCAAATAGAGCGGTGTCCAACTCCACAGGGTGATAGTGTACCCCGCCTCTACCGGCTTGCTCAGCCTCCGCTGCGATAGCCGTGGCCTGGTCTAGAGTAAAGTCATAACTTAATCTTCCGTTACTAAATTGGTTTTCTAGTTCACCCAGATTAGTTAAGACCTCATCAGTTCCCATTATAGCTGTTAACCAAATAGGTACTCTAGCGTTAGTACTAGATGCGTCAATATTTGTTACAGCCGTCTGAATTTCGGTGCCGGCATTTACCAAAACGTGGGCAACATCCCCCTCAGCTCTTGTTCTTGCCAATGCTGCTACTGTAGTACCAACGGCCGATGCAACTGTAGCACCGATACCAGCGAGCTGAAGCGCTCCTCCGACACCCATGCCAGCAGCAGCAATGGGTTCAGTGGCGCCTTCGATTAACCCACCAAAACCAACTATATCCCCAGCCATAGCCGTCTCCCCAAACAACTCGCCAGCAGTTTCAGCGGCTGCTATCCCGACTTCAGCTGCTAGTCCGATGTCAGCAGCTGTTGCGAGTGCCGCCCCAATGGCTTCCGCAGCTGCGGCTGCAGCGGTCACCACAGCGACTTCGATTCCGGCGGAGACTCCCGCTAGGATCCCTATAACGATCCCCATGGCGGTGGTTGGTACCCACCTGTCTCAGAAGTGAACTGTAGATCAACGTGACGCTTCCCAACGTGTACGTTCAGGTCCACTTCTGTCGGCTGACCTTTAACAGGACAAAAACAACCTGAGCAACAAGACATACAACATCTTAGGAACTCCATTTTAACAACTCTAAATGAAAGAGAAATAAAAAATGGACTTACTGTTTGGAGAAAAGCCAAGAAGTGAATGTGTTGGAGAGAAAACTCCCACTTGGTAAACAGTATGGGAGTGGTTTAGAGCTCTGAGAGGTGTGCCAGTAGTCTTATCTTAACCAGCTGAGTCAGGAACTGCAAAAAAAAAAATTTGGCAAGTTGCCAAAAAAAAAATTGGCAATTTGCCAAAAAAAAAATACCATAATTTTTAAAAAAACCTGATTTTGATGATTTGGAGATGTACAAAAGCTTCAGGAGGGCTAGAGAAACACTTTGGTGGGGTCCAGAGGTCTCTAGGACCCTCCCCTAAGCTTTTGGCAATTTGCCAATGACTTGGCAAAATGCCAAAATGATTTGGCAAACTGCCAAAAAAAAAAAAGGTCAGCTTATGAAACCTAAAGTTGGCATGATGCCAAAAAAAAAAAAAATTGGCATGATGCCAAAAAAAAAAAAGGTCAGCTTATGAAACCTAAAGTTGGCATGCTGCCAAAAAAAAAATTGGCAGTCTGCCAAAATTATGGGTGTGGTATACGTGGTGTACGTGGTGTACGTGGTGTACCTGGTAGCGTGCAAAGCTTATCTGTTATCTTTGTTATCTTGGAGAGTTGGACTTTGGACCTGGCGTGATCTTTACAAATTGGGTGTAGTACCATTTACTCAAAAGCGCCCTATATCTTTTTTCTTTAGTGCTGCTAAGAAGGATTTAAAATCCTTCTAAACACCTCACTATATAAAAGGTAGGAGCAGGTAGCGTAGTGCATTGCAGTCTTCACATGG